AAAGTAAGAGGTCGTGGCGACTACTGTGAAATACCCTTACCTAATCTAAACACTCGAAACAAAATAAAAGTATTTCAAATAGTAGAAGGTATACGTCCTGTCAATGGTAAGATGGGTCCTTTAACTAGACAGGCATATTGGAACTATGAACATGAAGTTAAGTCATGGGATTCAAAGATATATGATAAGTTGCCTAAGACAGCACCTGAAATAATCCGATTACAAAAAGACAATGGATTGGAGCCTATTGGTGAAATAGGTCCTAGAACTACACGACTACTGATAAAACTTTTTAAAGAATTAAAAAACTAGTGTAGAGTATGTCCTGCTGAGCTTAACGAACTCTTATCTTCTAAGAAATCCATTAAATCACGAATGCCTTCGCTCATATCAGTTTCTATAGATGGTAATAAGATTGATTTAACTGAACCGTCTGGTTTGACAACAAAAACATAATCTTCATCAGTGATTTCATCTGCGAGATCTAATTCTGCTTCTTCCCATTCTAAACCGCCTTCTTTTAACTGCGCCATCTCCTGTCTCCTCTAGATGTCTTATGTTGCGATTAACCTGTTGTTCAAGATCTTTAACTACTGGATGTGTTTTGCCAAATGCTTTTTGATAAGATTTAAAGTCTTTGTTTACTTCAGGCTTAATAATACTTAGCCTTTTTGTTTCAATATAATATCGTACTGAAATGTTTACAGCGTATGCTTCTATTTCATCAGGATTGCTTAGGTATACTTGTTCATCACGCTTTTTATCTGACTTTCCGTGCAGTTGTGGTTTAAATTTACATTCTTTAAACTTTCTACTTCTAAATTGTTTAAGGTGTGTGTATTCGTGTACTAGAGTCTCAACTAGATCCAAAGCCATAATTTTGGCCTTATTTTCTGTCATTTTCCACTGTTTTTTGTTGTCTAAACAACTAAAATAGTCTATTCTGAAGGGCTTTTTTCCTTGTTCGTCAAGTTCAACATCATACTCTGCACCAAATGCCCAATCACCAGGATCTAAGATTTCACAACCACTATAATGCTTTATTTTTACTGGGTGTCCTTTTCTATTAAGAAATCTTGAAAGTTGATTTGTAAACGTTTTGTTAGTTAGTTGTTTTGAAGCCAAAGAAATTAACCAATCGTACAATTGATCATATTCATGTATTGGATTTAGATCCAATTTAGCCTCCTAATAGTTTACTCGCTGAATTAGTTTTTAAACTACCGTCATCGTCTACGTATGTTGGCAATCCTTCAAATGGATTAGTTGATGGTTGTGGTAGGCCATTTGCGGCAAATATTCTATTGTTATTGCCTTCTATCAAACTGGCTTTAACGCCTTCTCCATATTTGGTACTTGTGTTAGCCATACTCATCAGTACTCCACCAGTACCGTTAGTTGACAGGTCTTTACCGTAAGTGTGTAAGTTTGTAGCAAAGCCCATTGAACCTGCTAGGTTTTGTGTTCGTGCGCCTGACGTTGCTTGTATCCCGGCCGCATCAGCAAACCCCACTGACGTAGCAACACTGGCTTCAATTTCTGCAATTTCTTCAGCTGACATCTCACCGCCTGATGCGGCTATCTTATCAATGACATCGTTTCCGGCAACAGGACCTAACATGTCTCTTACTGTAGGTAACTTGCTTGATGTTGAATAACCACTGACTCCAATCATATTACCTAATTGAGTGTTCAGAGTACTGTCAGTCATCATGCTGTTTAGATCAGGATGTGCATCATTGTTTAATGGTGTTTCTGCTAATTTAATACCACCAAACATACCAGGAGCCGCACTAGCATTAATCATACGTCCGCCGCCCATGTCACCTAGTTTAGTTCCAATTGAACTTAATGGATTAGTCGCTCCGGCCGCTGACTCAATTCCCATACCACCAAAGTCTAATCCTTTTAAGTCTGCTGGCGGGGCTGTTTTTGTAGGATCACCTAGATCTTTAAGACTTTGTATTCCTCCGCCACCTTCACCAGGCTGAGCTAATTGTCCGCCCCCAAATCCAGTTGCACCTGCATCAAATCCGCCAACTCCAAGTTGTGATGTTGCCGCTTGATTTTGCGATAATGAAGTTGCACCAGGCGATGTACTATATGATGGTGAACTTGGTATACCACCAAAACTTGGAGTTTGATATAAACTTGAATCACTACCTGAATATGTTGGTAAATCAGCAAATGGGTCAGTTCCAAACTGCTCAGCACTAGCATTAAGTGCCGCCGGATCATTTATATTTCCTAACACTCCTTCAATTCTATCTTTATATGCAGGATTATGTATGTCATTAAGATTGACACCTTGGTCTTTTAGTGCTTTATTGAGCCCAGTAGCATTACCAAGTTTGTTATTGTTTAGTCCTTCAACTATACCACCTGGTGTGCCTAGATTTTTTATTTCAACTCCATTAAATAATCCACCAGTTGAATTAATGGCCGCTCCTGCACCTTTCAAATCACCAAATGAATTAGTTAACCCTCTGTCACCCATACTGCCCATATCTTTTACACCTTGCCCAAAAGATGAAAAGTCTGTGCCTGCTAGATTTTGTTGAGTAAGCATGATGTCATGACTATCTCTGATATGACTATCACACTGTGCTACAATAGAACCAAATCCTCCACAATCATTTTTGTTAAACAATTTTGCTTGACCGTTTTGTAAATTAGTTAGTGCAGTTTGTGCCGCGGCTTGATTTGGGTTTGTTACATCAGCGGCGATAGCGGCCAGTTTATCTTCTACTAGTTTTACGTTAGGTGCTTTGTCAATAGCAGAACCATCACTTTTGTGTATGCCAATCATAGCAGTCATAGTTGCTGGTGTTAGACTGCCTTTAGGTTTACCAACAGTGTTATATTGATTTTCAGAAACCACTGTTGCATTTCTAGCTGTAGCGATTAAGTCTGCCATTTTGTGTTACCTACTTAACAATACTAATTCCACTACCATCTGGAGTTTCAATACCAGTTGTAGTTTTAATATAATGTTTTTCCATTTCGTTAATAGTTCTTGTTGAAAGCATAACATGTGTTTTGCTTAGAGTCACAGTATGATTTTCTAAGTCGCCGGTGAATAAACTCTGCATTAGCCCAATCCCCTGCTGACTTGGTACAACTGTACATGGCTTGTTAACCACGTAACCATTATCTGTTTCTTCAACAACTTTTGCTATTAACTCGTCCCCATTGACGATCTTGAAAGATACAATAGTATCCTTTTCATATTTTTTTGAATTAAGCATTTATTACCTCTTTTAATTGTTCTGGTGATAATTTTGCTAGTCCTTGATATCCACCTTCTACAAAGATATCATCACCTTTATAAATTTGTGGGACTGACCTATGCCCTTGATTAATCAACCACTCTCTTTGTTCTGGATCTTCTTCAATGTTAACAACTTCAAATGGAATATTGTTAGACTCTAATAAGTGCTTTGCTTTGTCGCAGTAAGGACAGTTTGTTTTTGAAAATACTTTTAACATTTTTTTCTCCCTTATAAAGATGGTAAAGCATCATAGTCGACTGTTTCACTCATTACGCCAATAACATAATTAGTTGATTCATTTTCTTGTAATGCTGTTTGTTTTTTACTTGTATCACTGTGTTTATTAAACCACGGAATTGGTGTTGTCTTAGGAGCAGGGTTCCAATACTTGATACCAATGTCTTTTAACGCACTAACCGCAGTATAATCTACAAAATCTTTAAGAATGTTTTCATTGAGTCCAATAACAGGTCCTTTCTTAAATAGATAGTCAGCCCATTTCTTTTCTTCAGCGATAACATCTTCGTACATTTTCTGTACTTCTGCTTCGCACTCTTTTGCTACTTTAGCAAAACGTTTATCTTCTTTAACCACTTGATTAATCATCCAAGCAGTCCATTCTTTGTGTAGTAATTCGTCTTGTAAAATTAAACTAATAATGTTACCATTACCAATAAAGATTTTATTTTCTACCATAGCTAGTGATGTAGCAAATGACACCATAAAGCGGAATGCTTCTAGACCATAACTAGCATTCAGAGCTAACCAAATTGCTTTGACATGATCTTGTTCATCAATCTTGTGTCCTAGTTCTTTCTTACAGTTAATAACATGTAGTTTGTCATAATAGTCGCCAATATCACTGGCCATGTCAATAATTTCTTGTGTGTCATGGATAGTGTTAAAAATATCTTTAGGTACATTATAAATGTTACGAATAATGTGACTGTATGAACGTGAGTGTATGTTAGTTTCAAAGAACGACCAATTATAAACCAATGCTTCTAATTCTGGCAAGCCAACAACAGGAGTAAACACCTGACTTGGTGCTCTACCTTGTAAACTATCCAATGCTGTTTGACGCAATAAGTTTGATGTAAAGATATGACGAACTGCATCACTAGCATCTTTAAAGTCTTGACTGTCTTTAGTTAATGAAACTTCTTCTGGTACCCAAAAGAAACCTCTTGCTGTTTGTTCTAGTTTAACTGCCTTGTTGTATTTTACTTCTTCAAATCTTTGTATGGTTACTGGTCCTTGTGGATCAAGGAACATTTGTCTATTTAAATAATCTGTTTTTTTCTTTAGGTCGTATTGTTCTTTACTCATTATAGTTTACATGCCTCGCAATCTTCTTCTTCTTCAATTAAATTTGTCCCTATACTCTGTGAAAGATATTGCGCCGCAATTTCTTCCGCTTCAGAGCTTTTAGACCCCGCTTTGTTGATAAGACTGTAATAGAAAGTCTTTAGTCCCCACTGATGTGCCTGCATTAGGTTTTTAGCAATAAGTGTAGTTGGTATTTTATTATCCTTAAAATGTGCTGGATTATAAAACGTATTTGTACTTATGCTTTGATCAACATAAGCGGCCAAGACGGCGGCTGTTTTGAGATAATCTGTACAATCAGTTTGTTCCCACATCAATTGATATTTATTTTTTAGTCTATTATATTCTGGTACTACCTGTATAAACGATCCTGCTTTTGATTCTTTAACTGAAATCAAACTCATTGGCATTTCAATACCGTTAGTTGAGTTAATAACAACACTAGAACTTTCTACTGGAGCAATAGCCATTAAAGTACCATTACGTACACCATACTGTCTCATTTGACTTCTTAGTTCTTCCCAATCAAGTTCTCTAGTTGGAGTAAAGTCTGCTAGTTTGTTAACAGCTTTAGCTCTTAACTCCCAAGGAAATATTCCTTGTCCATAACGAGTATACTCTGAATGTGTACAAGCACCACGCTCTTTAGCAAGTTCAACTGATGCTTCAGTTAAGAAAAATGCCTGATGTTCCATCCAGGTTTTAACTTCTTGTAATGCTTCTGATTCTCCATACTTAAGACTACGTTTAGCATGCCAATATGCTAAGTTAGTAACACCAATACCTAAAGGTGATATTTCGTCATTACTTAATTTACTTTGTATACTTAAGAAATCTTGATAGTCTAAGATATTACACAAACTACGTTGTAAAATTCTACATGCTCTACGCATGTCTTCTGGGTTACGGAATGAACCCCAGTTGATACTACCTAAGGTACATAAAGCAATTCTTCCTTCTTCGTCATCTAAACGTTTAAATGGTTTAGTGGGCAGTAAGATTTCACAACATAAGTTTGATTGATATATTGTATGATGTTTTGGATCAAATGGTCCTTGATTCATAACATTATCTACAAACACAAGATAAATTCTACCTGTATCTGTACGTTCTTTCAATATTCCTGATTTAAATACTTCTTCAGCTGACATAGTCTTTTTACGTAGACTAGTTTTACGTTCGTACTTGACATACAGTTCTTCAAACAGTTTAGTGTCATTATAAAATGCTTCATATAAATCTGGCACTTCGTTTGGATCAAAGAAAGTAATATTTTCTTTATTTTTAAAACGTCTCCAAAAGAACGCATTTAAACACACACCATAGTCCATATGGCGTACACGAGTCTCTTCTGTACCTTGATTGTTTTTAAGTACAATTAAGTCATCAAACTGATAATGCCAAATAGGATAAAATACACTTGCTGATGCGTTACGGATACCACCTTGACTACATGAACGTAAATCACCAAACCATTTCTTTAAGAAAGGAATCATACCAGTGTGCATGATCTCTCCACCACGGATAGGTGCTCCTAATGGACGTAGTCTGCCAATTTCTAAACCAATGCCTGCACGTTTACTAGCATACTTGGCCATCATCTCACCTGAGGCAAAAATACTATCTAAGTCATCGTCTGATTTAATTAACACGCATGAACTAAATTGTTTTGTAGGAGTACCTAGGCCTGCTAGTACCGGTGTTGCTAGTGTAAACAATCCCTCACTAGCACAGACATAATAGTCTTTAATAAACTTTAATCTCTGTTGTGGATTTTCATTGTGAAACACCGTTGCGGCCGCTATCATATAACGGATCTGTGGTGTTTCATAAATTGTTTTTGTAGCACGATTACGCACAAGATATTTTTCAATCAGCTGCTCAATGGCGGCATAACTATAATCTTCGTCTTTAGAATGGTCAATAAATTTTTCCATCTTGTCCCATTCTTCTTCTGTGTACCACTCTAATAAATCAGGAGTATATAATCCTGTAGCAATATTTGTTTTTACTATGTCGTAGAGGCGGGGAGGTTGATATGAGCCATATACATCTTTTCTCAACATTGAAAGGCGTTGCTTACCTGCTACGTATTGATAATTAGTATGCCCTACTTCTGGTTCGTGTTCTACATCAATTAAGTCTACAATAGCACGTAGAGTTATTTCATCAATTTCTCTTGTAGTAATGCCATCATAAAAATGTGGTTGGCTTTTAATTTCAATCATTGACTGACTGACGTCAGCAATTCCTTGACAGACTTTAGCTACTTGGTTTTGCCACTTGGTAAGATCGAGCTTTACTAAATTGCCACTTCTCTTTTTTACTTGAATATCAACATTCACGTTTTGATAACCTCTTTGTTATTTGATTGATTAATATCTGTCTAGATTTAAGTCTTTTTCCTTATATCTGTGTAATAGTTTTACATCAGTTTCTTTCTCCATATCACTTGTATTTACTATCTCGTATGGCCACCAATTAAGAATATATTTCCCATTTTTTAACCAAACTACATTGTGTCTTTCCTTTGTTTTGTAGTCATAGTATATACGTATTTCCGGGTGTGAATTTTTATGTTCACTAAAGTATATAGTATACAATATTCCTAATGCTTTTGCAAGATCACAATAGTAATTTTCGGCTAACATTGTCCATGGATCTGGCCATTCTTTTGGATCGTTTGGATTGACATAATAATTGATATATGGAGCACCACCCCACATATTGGCTACTTCACTGACTGCACTGTCAAGAGATAACTGACCTATTTCCTTGCGGAAATCTTTCCACATGTTAAGTCTTTCGTTAACACGCAATTCCCAAAAAGTATTATTCCACATTATACGAAGTTTCGAATATTAAATTTGAAAGTCGTATCCTGTACTGGTGAGGTATTAGTTGAAGTGTATTGTAAGACTGCAACATTACCGTATGAATCAAATGATAATGTTACCCCTAATGCTGTAGATTCTGTATAGTCATCTTCAAAGAAAGCGGTTCCGCCTGTTTGTGTGACTTTCATACTACCCATTCTAGTTTCATTGTTTCGCACCATAGTATAATCGATAATTGCACTTGATACTTCATCAAATGAAACTGTTGTGTTTGCCGCTACTGCTGTATTACCTGCTAGTGTTTCAATTGCACCTGGGTTGATATTTAGACTACCATAGTGCGAAGTTGTTGGACTAGTTATTCTACCATTGTCTTCCATTTCAATTAATGGATATAGAGCTATGTTTGCATCGTCTCTAGTAAATTTATCACTAATACTGTAGTTGTCATTGTTGCCCCAGTATAATACACTTGACTCAACTGCTAATTCACTAAATCCAACTTCACCAAAGTAGTTAAAAGTTGAAGTTATTGAACTACCATCGTTAGACTTAACACCGTAGTTACTAATTCTACTAAAGATACTGTTACTGACTGTCATACTTGTTGGAGCAACATTACTTGAATTCTTATCTGCTACAACACCATGATATACATGATCAAACTTAGAATGATCAATGGTAACACTTCTTATGTCGCCAGTACCATATATACCATATGACACATTTGCAAAGTCACAGTGTTGAATTGAAATATGTTCTGTTTTACTTACACTGTCTTGAATTCTAATACCTGCTTTTTCTGTACCAGCACCACCAAATGTAACACTGCCTGTAAAGCTCATTTTTTCTAGTCTAACATCACTGGCACTGTCAATTGCTATCAAGTGATTGTCTTGTGTTGTTTCTAACCCAATGTCTGTTATAGAAATCTGGAACGGATTTGTTCCTGTAATAGCATTACCTACTAGACCATTTTCATCTTTAAACTGTATTAATGGGTTTGATCCGCCCGTTTGTTTTAGGATTGAGCTCATAGGACCTTCACCTTTAATATGAGCATAACTAGGAATAGTAATGTTGCTAGAAATAATATATTCGCCTGCAGGAATATCTAGTATTCTTCTAGTAGCAATAGTTGTAAATTTGCTGGCTGGATATACTTGATCAATAGCTTTTTGTATTGCCGCAGTGTCGTCAGTTGTACCGTCACCTACAGCACCAAAGTCTTTTACACTAACATATTCATCTAGTTTATCTTGGAACTTTCTTAATATTGGGTGTGTAGCATCTGACCCTGTAACGCTTTCGTAACCAGACTCAGTACCTTTGAATGTATAACTTCTGATGATACTTAGAATATCACGGCTTGTGGTAACTATCTCAGTATTACCAACTTCAGGTGCGCCTTCTGCTAAGGTACCATTACCAATATAAAGTCGTTGAGTATCTACACTCCATCCCATCTCACCACTTGCTAATTGTGGTAGGTTTTCGTGTAGGCCACGTCGTACTTGTATTTTTGAAATTTGTATTACAGCCATGTTTCTAACCTATTGTTCTATTATCAAGTATTTATGCAAGTTTGTAATACTGCTCAACTCTTTCAAACCAACGTTCTTGCCACTTGTCCCATTCTGCACCTTCAATAGTCCAGGTTTGAAATTCATAGTCTTTTGAACACATAAGAATAGTGCCTGACTTGATATCAGTACCATGTACTTCGTTGTGTGCAGTACCATAGGCTGTTAACTGTAGGAAATAGTCTTCTACCCACTCGGTTTTCTTAGGTTTATTAGTCTGTTTGTAGTCAATTATGCAGGGTTTGCCTTTATAAACACCACAAGCATCAGTAGTGCCAGCATATAGTCCAGGAACATATAAAGGAACCTCAATGCCCCACATTTCATCAACATATTTGAG